TTTTCGATATTCACCTTCAAATGATAACAACCATTCTGTACCATTCCATTTATACTGCACACCTGTTTTTAAATTGGTAGTGTATGTTGTTTCAGAAACTGTGCTGGCGTCAAAAATAATTTCCCAATGTGTGTCGTTCCATTCCACAATATCATTGGCACTTGCTACCAAATCAATGTTACTATCGCCTTTCCAGGCATCTGCGCCATCAACATTGTCTGAACTGCCTATATCTTTAAGTAACAATACTCTGATTCCATTTTTTTTAATATCACTAGGATTGAATGTAGTGGGATCAATTATATAATCTATACCGGTTTTCCCTTTGATAATATTATCAGGTGGGAAAGTATCTTCGTCCCAATCAATCAATAGTTGATAAGGATTACCTTCGTTTACAGCAACAGTACCAACCACTTGAGCATCTATACCGTCTCTGTTTAAATAAATTTTACTTAAACCAGTTTTAAAATTTGGAATGTTGCCTAAATAACCTGTCCATACAGTGCCACCTATAGTGCCTCGTTCTATGATTTGTGCTGTGCCACCAAGCACATAGATATCTACATTTATACCTGTTGTACCCAACACAGCATCTGTGTCTTTCCTCACAGCCCTTCTGTTGTCGTCCAATTTGATACTGTTTTCATAACCATCTTGGTATGCTTTTAGTTCAGGCATTGTTTCACTTAAATCTATATTACCTGTTTGTTCATTGAAAATACTTGTTATGATGTGGGTGATCACTCCTAATTTTTTTACTTTGGTTGGTGGAGATATATAGATTGGTGTTGAAAAACTTATTGTGGCAACATCAACTTCTGTTTCTGTGCCTAGTGGAATAGATCTTGATGAAAAATTGATGTTGGTCATTTCTACTACACTTAAACTGGTCCAATCAACATAGTTGTCTGTGGTTTGTATTTCTAAACTAGGATTGAACAACATTAAAATTTGTTCTAAAACTTGTAATTTTTGTTCTGTATTGCTGGTCCATATGTCAACATTCAATGACAATGTGTAGGGTGTAGGCATCAATCTTTCAACTGTTACATTTTTTCCTTGTGTGTTTAGATATTCATTGTTGTTACTGTCGTATGCTCTTTCTCTGATGTGTATTTTGCTTACAAAACTGGCGTCTGCTAGCCTGCTTCTATCCATTTCTAGATTGGTTACATACACTCCCATTCTTGGTACCGAAGGAATTTTGTTTTCGGAATTATCTCTTATAATGTGTCCCACTTGACGAGTAATATCTCCATACATCACAGGAATAGTTCTTAAACTACCATCTCCATCTTTGTAAGAAAAGTTACTCATCAGCCTTATAATTTGAGTAATATATCTTCTTATCTGTCCGTCGTAAAAATGTTGCATTAATTATCCGCCTTTGGTCTGAGTGCTTTTGATAGACTTTGTCTTTCTTCAACATTTTCGCCAGCAATATCAGATGTTTTAGTGTTGTTAATAAATGTTCCTTTAAGGTTACTTCTAGTATCGGTGTTAGACAATGTCATTCTGATGTTGTCTTCCATCTTAACCCATCTGCCTCCATCATATCTAAACAGTCTATTTGGTAAAAAATCTGTTCTTAAAAAATAACTGCCTTTGTCTGATTGAGCAGGAAATGAAATACCAAATCCAAACTGTTCACCATTTGGAGCACCTATTGTCTCACCTTTTTCGTTGACATATGCTTCACCGATCAAATAGCCATCGTACCCTTCTTTGGTAGGAGTTTGATTGACTCTATCTGTCAATGTGTTAGCAGTTGACGTATCCAGTGTAGACAAATCAGTTGTAACCAATTCTGGTTTACCTTGATCATCCACTTGAAGTGTGTAAAAATGAGCAATGTCATATCCTGACTTAGGAGCATCTGCTTCTGCTTGTGCCACAACAGCATTATTAATCTGCATTTCTTTTTCATATGTAGAAAGCACATCTCTCAATGTTTTGCCATCACCTGCTCCAGCATCTTTGTTTAATATTTCTTTGAATTCTTGTGAGTCGTAGATCTGTTTTAATTTAACTCTGTACAGATGTGGATACCAGGTTTGAGAAAATCCTTCCGCCGCTCTGTTTACATCTTCTACCACATAAAATCTTTTCAACGCCACATTGAAATCATTCAATGCGTACTCGTCTTTTAGATGAGGCAATTCAAAAACATCACCCGGCATCACTTTTCTGCCCAAAGTTTTCACACTGGTTGTGATTGGAATAGTCATAAACAGTGTGTCATTCTGTAAGAACAATCCAAATTGACTCATATCAAAGTCGATATCCTGCACATTGTATATGCCTCTTAAACTGTAGATGTTTTGATCATATTTTCTGTCTCTATTTTCAAGAAACAACATATCCTGAATGTTGGTCTCTTTCACAGAATCATATCTAGGTTGGCTTGCAGTGGCCTCTTCTTCGCTTGGATTACGTGGTCCTAGATATTTGTGTACAAACACATCGGTACCGCCCACAGTGAACATTTCGACCACTGTTTTGTCTAAAAATGTATAATCGTTACCCTTTTCTGGTTTGTAAAGACTTAATCTTGGCATAGACATATATTTATCGGACGATAAATATGTATAAGGAAAACTGTATGAGCGATTTGACCACACAAAAACAAGAGATATTTGATTACGTTTACACCACACTAGGCGGTGGTATGGTAGATGTTGAATTGGATCCAGCACACTATGAAACAGCACTCCAAGACGCATTGGACAGATTCCGTCAGAGATCAGACAATTCGGTGGAAGAAAGTTATATGTTTTTACCATTGGTCCAGGATCAGAATGATTACATATTGCCCAATGAAGTGATCGAAGTGAGACAACTTTTTAGAAGATCAATAGGATCACGTTCGGGTGGAGGTGATGGTGGTACAATTTTTGAACCTTTCAATTTGGCATACACCAACACGTATCTATTAGCCTCATCCAACATGGGTGGAGTTGCCACTTACAATATGTTTGCTCAATATCAAGAATTAGTTGGACGTATGTTTGGTTCTTTTATAGAATTCAAGTGGAATACAACCACAAAAAAATTAACAATTCTACAGAGACCAAGAACAGGAGAAGAAATTCTTTTGTACTGCTACAATTACAGACCAGATTCTGAACTGCTCAAAGATTATTTGGCGAAAAAATGGTTGAAAGACTACACTTTGGCAAAATGCAAGTATATGCTGGGCGAAGCCAGAAGCAAATTTAACACCATAGCAGGTCCACAAGGTGGTACATCTTTAAATGGTGACGCACTAAAACAGGAAGCACAGGCTGAAATGGAAAGACTGGAAGCAGAAGTGTTGACCCAAATCACAGGTGGCCAAGGATATTCATTCACAATTGGTTAATTTACCGTTGACATCAGTATAATATTGTTGTAATATACTAGATATGCAACACAAAATGATTCCCTTATTTTCCGTGCCTTTGTTTGAAACGAACATTGGCAATGTTGATTCTGTTGAAAGAGCATGGATAGACAGTTTACAATATCCTGATCAAGCAGTTGGTAGAGATGGCTCTGATGATCATCTTCCATTAGGCGATAGAGGCATGCATATTCTAAATTGTGGACAATTAAAAAATACAAAAAATAAGATTCAAAATGCTGTTAATTATTTCACTAAAACAGTAATGGGCATTGAACAAAATTTCAGAATCACAACAAGTTGGATTAATAAAATTCCAAAAGGAGACTGGATCCAACAACACTCGCACGAGAACAGTGTGATAAGTGGAGTTTATTACATACAAACAACAGCAGAGTGTTCTCCAATTATTTTTAATAAACCATTTTTGTACACAAACTTTGTGCATCAAACCACTAAAATAACATTTGATGAAAAGATTAAAAATCAATACAATACAGAATATATTGGAATAAGTCCTAAAAGTGGAGATTTGTTATTGTTTCCGTCTTGGCTGGAACATACTGTTAATAATCAGCAACCTGATGTAGACAGAATAGGATTAGCATTTAATTGCTTTCCAATTGGCAAATTAGGAAAAGGAACATCTCAATTAGAATTATGATTATAGGAATATGTGGCTTGATTGGATCAGGCAAAGACACCATCGCAGACTATCTGGTCACAGAGCACAATTTTGTGAAGTTAAGTTTTGCTGATAAACTGAAAGATTCAGTTGCTGAAATGTTTGATTGGGATCGACAGTTGCTGGATGGCAAAACAGAACAGAGCAGAACCTGGAGGGAACAACCTGACGAATTCTGGAGCAAAGAAATGGGTCGACCGATCACTCCAAGATATGTGTTACAGGTGTTTGGCACAGAGTGTATGCGAGATGGGTTTTATGATGGAGTATGGGTAAGTTTGACCAAAAAGAAAATAATAGACAATCCTCAAATCAATTGGGTAATACCTGATGTGCGTTTTGAAAATGAAGCAGATATGATTAAAGACATCAAAGGAGAAGTTTGGTGGGTAAAACGAGGACAACTGCCTATGTGGTTTAGAATGTATCAGGACATAGGACAAAAACCCAAAGATGTACACCCTTCAGAATGGGCATGGGCAAATACCAAATTTGATGCTGAATTATCTAACAACAGCACTATTGCTCAACTTAAAAATCAGGTACAAGATCGCCTTGTTGCCAACGGATTCCTTCAAGGTGCAAAGATCTTTGGCAATTAGCACACACCGTTTTAAGATTGTTGAATTTACAATTATTTAAATCACCATCCACGTGAAACACGTTAAAGTGTTGTTTGAACTTGCTGGTGTGACCACACTTGTCACATTTGTCCTTTGCTCTGTAACCAGCCACGTACCATTTGGGTTGATATCCACTGGGACCACCATATCGCAAACACTGTTCACACTGTTTTCTGTAATAGGTTTTGCCTGCCTTTTTATAGTTAACAGCAGAAGGTCTTTCTTTACATTTGGTACATAATGGTCTCATACGACTGTATTTACCTGCCCTTTTCTGTCCCTTTTCTTTGGTGTTTAATACAGCACGATTTGAGCAATCGTCATAAATACTAACAATAATAAAGTTTTACACTTTAATAGGAGATAGAAAAAATGGCATTAGTTTCACCAGGAGTACAGGTTAGTGTAATCGACGAAAGTTTCTACACACCAGCAGAACCGGGCACAGTCCCAATGATATTTGTTGCTTCGGCACAAGACAAAGTTAATAGTTCAGGAACAGGAACAGCACAAGGTACCACAGCGGCAAACGCCGGCAAAGTGTACTTGATGACTTCACAAAGAGAATTAGCAGAAACATTTGGTGATCCAATTTTCAAAACTGATGCAAACAATAATCCTATCAACGGTGGTGAAACAAATGAATACGGATTACAAGCGGCATATTCTTATTTAGGTGTTGCCAATCAAGCATTTGTTGTGAGAGCAGATGTTGATTTAAATCAACTAGAAGCCACAGCATCAGCACCAGCGGCAGATCCTAATTCAGGCACATATTGGTTTGATACAGCATCAACTTTATTTGGTGTGTTCGAATGGAATGGTGCGGCCCTATCAACAACAGGTGGTCAATCATTCACAAACAAAACTCCAATCAGAATCACAGATTCAGCACAAATTTCAGGAGGCGCTCCTAAAGGATCAGTGGGGGCTATAGGCGATTATGCAATTAACGCCACAGACACATCCAACGGCTTATGGTACAAAAAATCTGATGGCTTTTGGGTATCTGTAGGATCTCCAGACTGGCAAGCATCTAGACCAACCATAGCAGGTGGTTCAACAAATGCTAGCACCGTTGCTGGCGCAGGCGGAATAAATGCACAAACAATTGATATTAAAATTGGTGCTGGTTTACCTACAACAATTGCCCATTCAGGTACAACTATTGCCTCATTGGCACAAAATATAACTGGTGCTGGTGTTACTGGATTGACAGCAAAAGACAACAACGGCTCTTTAGAAATTTACTACGACGGTGCTTCAGAATTTATTCAAATAGCAAAAGGTTCGTCAGGTAATCCTATGGATGTTTCAGCAGTATTAAACATAGATGCTGGCACAAACAACGCAGGAAAAAATTACTGGGTACCTACAGTGGCAATCACACCACACACTTC